ATCCCCTGCAAGACCTTGGTTTAGGCTAGGAACGGCTGATCCAGACTTAAATAGGTACGCACCTGTTAAGTTATGGCTTAATGACGTTACAGAACGTATGCAATTAGTGTTTCAGAAGTCTAATACATACCGTACATTACATGGAATATACGAAGAATTAGGAGCATTTGGTACAGCAGGTTCTATTGTTTTGCCTGATCCTAAAACAGCCATACATCATTACCCTGTAACTGTTGGCGAATATGCAATAGCTACTGATTATCAAGGTAGAGTTAATACTTTGTATAGAGAATTTCAAAAAACTGTAGGGGAAACAGTAAGAGAATTTGGGTATAAGCAATGTTCAACGTCCGTTAAAAATCTGTATGACAGAGGTTCATTAGATCAATGGATAACTATTATTCATGCGATAGAACCAAGAGATGATAGAGAACGTGATTTTAAGAAGAAGGACAATATGAACATGGCATACAAATCTTGTTATTTTGAACAAGGTGGTGATGGCGAAGATGTACTTAGAGAAAGTGGATATAAGGAATTCCCTGCTGTTGTACCTAGATGGGGCATAGCAGGTGGCGATATTTATGGTAATTCACCCGGAATGGAAGCATTAGGTGACATAAAACAGCTACAACATGAACAATTACGCAAGGCACAAGGCATTGATTACCAAACAAAGCCACCATTACAAGTGCCTAGCTACATGAAAAACAGAGATGTAGATAGTTTGCCGGGTGGAGTTACGTTTATTGATGGTCAGCAAGGCAAAATTGAGACAGCGTTTAACGTAAATCTTAATTTAAATCATTTATTGGCAGACATACAAGACGTAAGACAGCGTATTAATAGTAGTTTTTATGCTGATTTGTTTTTAATGTTGGCAAATGCTACCGATACAAGGATGACTGCAACAGAGGTAGCAGAACGTCATGAAGAAAAATTGTTAATGTTAGGTCCAGTATTAGAAAGATTGCATAACGAATTGCTTGATCCGTTAATTGATAACACATTTAATAGGATGATTGAAGCAAATTTAGTGCCACCTGCACCAGAAGAGTTGCAAGGTATGGAATTAAACGTAGAATTTGTATCTATGTTGGCACAAGCACAACGCGCTATCGGTACAAATAGCATTGATAGATATGTAAATAACATGGGTATGGTTGCACAAATGAAACCTGATGTATTAGATAAGTTTGATTCTGATGCGTGGGCCGATGGATATGCCGATATGTTAGGCGTAGATCCTAAATTAGTAGTTGCTGGCGAAAAAGTAGCTAAGATACGACAAGCAAGAGCAGAACAACAACAGGCAATGGCACAACAAGAAGCACAACAACAAGCAGTAGAGAATGCAACTAAATTAAATAACAGTAAAACTGGTGAACCATCTATGCTGGACATGATGAACCAGTTTAGTGGTTACAACTCACCATCACCATTGGAGGTATAAATGGGAAAAAGAAACATCACAACACCAGATAATATTAAATTTGGTGATTTGTCAGCAGAAGCACGAATGAAAATTTTAAAAATGAGAGAAAAAAAAGCAAAAGAAGAAGAAGAAAAAAAATTAAAAAAATTATATAATAAATCAAATATGGGAGGTAAGTAATGGCTGAGAAAAAAAAAGATGGCACTATCAAAAGAATACAAATGAAAGATATTCAACTTATAAAAACGAAAATAGCAACAGATTCAGCAACAGAAAAAGATAAAGAAAAATTAGAAATGTATAAAAAACTTTATCCTTCAATGTTTTAATTATGAAAAATCAAGGATTATGGGCAAACATCCACGCCAAGCGAAAAAGAATTAAAGCAGGTTCTGGTGAAAAGATGCGTAAGCCGGGTTCAAAAGGAGCACCAACAGCCAAAGCATTAAAAGATAGTCAAAGCAAAAAGGCATAAGGTGTGACCGTAACCCAGTTATGACTAGATATATTGATGTATGAGTGAATACAATCCTCTCGACCTCAAGAGTCAACAAAAAACCAAAGACAATAAAAAGTCTGAGGAAAGAATTGACCGCCAAAATGAAGAGTCGGACATCAAATGGCTGATGAGCAGCAAGAGGGGTCGCAGATTAATCTGGAGACTTCTGGAAAAAGCAGGTGTTTACCGATCATCGTTTAACACTAACGCAATGGCAATGTCATTTAGCGAAGGTAACAGAAACTATGGTTTGCAAATACTAAACTTAATTCACACTCTCTGCCCAGAGTTATACCCGACAATGATTAAGGAGCAAAAAAATGTCAGAAACGCTGATGACGGAAGCCGATCAAACCAATGAAGGCAGCACACAGCAACCAGTAGAAGAAGCAAAAACCGAGCAATCGGCTGAAGCAACTAATACTGAAGAAACACAGCAACAAGCTGAAACCGTAGCAGATCAGCAAGATTCGGATGAATCCTCTGCTGAAAGTGAAACTAGCGAACAGGAACCCGAAAAAGAAGGTGCTCCTGAGAAATACGAGTTCAACGATAAGGTGGCTGACGCACCAGAAGTACTCGACCCCGAAGTCTTAACTGCATTCGGTGAAGTCGCTAAAGAACTTGACCTGCCACAAGAAGCTGCACAAAAGGTATTAGACAAAGTCGCACCTGTAATACAGGCGAGACAAGCAGCACAGGTTGAACAAGCAAGGACAGAATGGGCAGAAAGTTCAAAATCAGATGATGAATTTGGTGGAGAAAACTTAGATGCCAATCTTGAAGTTGCTAAAACAGCCCTTGATGCGTTTGGTACTGATCCTTTAAAACAGTTGCTGTCAGAATCAGGCTTGGGAAATCATCCCGAAGTAATTCGGTTTATGTACCGAGCGGGTAAGGCAATTAGTGAAGACAGTTATGTTGGTAATTCACAAGGAGCAAATGCACAAGGCAGTAAAGTTCCTAAAGATTTTAACGGCATAGCTAACGCACTATATTCAAATCAGCAAAACAAGTAAGGAGTTATTAAATGGCTACACTATCAACCTCAAATTTAACACTAGCGGATTGGGCAAAAAGAACTGACCCAGACGGTAGAGTTCCAATTGTTGCAGAATTATTATCACAAAGCAACGAAATACTAGATGATTGCGTGTTCAAGGAAGGTAATTTACCTACTGGAGAACGTGTAGTTATTAGAACAGGTCTACCCGGTGTTTACTGGAGAGCACTTAACCAAGGTATTCCATCAACTAAGTCAACAACAGCACAGATTGACGAAGCTTGTGGAATTCTAGAAGCTCGTTCTGAAGTGGACAAAGACTTGGCAATGTTAAATGGTAACACTGCACAGTTCCGTTTATCTGAAGACACTGCGTTCTTGGAAGCAATGAACCAGACTCAAGCAGAAACAATGTTCTACGGTAATCCCGGAACAGATCCTAAGAAGTTTTTAGGATTAGCACCAAGATATGGTGACTTATCTGCTGACAACGCTGTCAACATTCTTGATGCAGGTGGATCAGGTTCTGATAACGCTTCTGTATATCTAGTTGTTTGGGGTGACAATACTGTTTATTGTCCTTTTCCTAAAGGATCAAAAGCAGGTTTAACTCACGAAGATCTAGGTGAGCAAACTGTTTACAACAGTGACGGTACAAGACTACAAGCTTTTGCTACTCGTTATCAGTGGAAAAACGGTTTGGTCGTTAAAGATTGGAGATACGTTGTTCGTATTTGCAACATCGACATTTCTGACCTCCTTGGTAGTACTGGTACACAAACAGCAGCAGCTTCAACTAACTTAGTTAAATTGATGGCTAGAGCATTGTACAGAATACCAAACATGGCAATGGGAAGAGCAGCGTTCTATATGAATAGAACTGTTCACTCAGGCATGGCTATCGCAGCACTTGATAAATCACAAAACGTATTAAACATACAAGAAGGTTTATCACAGTTTGGATCAGCACAAAACTACTTATCATTCCTTGGAGTACCTCTAAGAAGAGTAGATGCGTTGATTAACAGCGAAGCTCGTGTAGTTTAATTTGTTTATTATTAAAGGAGATCTAAAATGATTACAGATAGTCTGCTCAGAGTGAGCGAAGATCAAGCGGTAACAACAACTGCTGTATCTACAAACACTGTTGATTTAAGTGTTGCAAGAGACATGGGTGAAGGTAAAACTTTGTACATGAATTTTGCACTTACTGAAGCATTTGCTAACGGTACTAGCGTAACTTTTGAAGTTATTACTAGTGCTAGTGCAAACTTAGGTACACCAACTGTTATTGGTAGCAGTACAACATTAGCTACAGCAGCACTTACATTAGGTAAAAACATTGTTGTTACTTTAAATCCAGACATCGCTGGCAAGGGTCAGAGATATCTAGGTGCTAGATACACTGTTGTTGGTACTATGAATGCAGGTAAAGTTACTGCTGATATAGTAGAGACAATTGGTGATGGTCAAAAGTACTATGCTTCTGGCTTTACCGTAGTTTAATAAGGAAAATTTATGCCTATTTACAAAGCTAAAATCAAGTGTTTTGTCGGTCAATCTATGCGAGAAGCTGACGAAGAGTTTGAATACAACGGAGAGTTCAATAGTAATATTGAATTAGTTGGTGGAACTGAATCTGATCTGCCTGTGCCGTCTAACACACCAACCGTAGTGTCAGAGGATGTTCAGCCAACTACTCAATCCATTGATTATTTATCAATGACTAAAGCAGAACTTGAAGTTTATGGTCGTTCTATTGGTGTAGAGCTTGATAGAAGACAAACTAAAGAAACTCTTATTAGTCAACTTGAAGCAGCAAATAAATAGGCATTTACAACCTTATTTATTTACCGGGGGGCTAGTAGTAATACTGCTAACCTCCTCTTTTTATAGGAGATAACATGGCAACTGAAGTAGATATTTGCAACCTTGCCCTAGCACATTTGGGTGATGATGCAACAATAGCTTCGCTAAATCCACCAGAAGGATCTGCACAGGCGGAAAAAGCTGCACGTTTTTATCCGATTGCAAGAAACAGTTTGTTAGAAATGCATACATGGAATTTTGCATCAAAGCGTGGAAATATTGCATTAACAACTAATACTCTTGATCAGTGGGATTATGCATATGTAGCCCCTGCGGACATGATGAGTCCTGTTGCAATCATATCTCCTACAGCACAAAACGATTACGCTACAAGAATGTCAGCCGGTGATACCCCCGGAGGTATAACATCCAACTATGCACCTACTATTGTGGCAGGGCAATATACACCACAACAATTTTCATTAGAAGGCGATTTAATATATACCAATCAAGAAAACGCAATGTTAAGATATCAAGCATTTGTAACTGATCCATCATTATTTTCACCTTTATTTGTAGTTACATTGTCATGGCATTTAGCATCTATGTTGGCTGGTCCTGTAATTAAAGGAGATCAAGGTGCGGCAGAAGCAAAACGTAGTTCACAAATGATGGTTAATTATTTGAATAGTGCAAAACAATCAGATAATTTACATAGAGATATTACAGTTGAGCATATAGTTCCTTGGACATCTGGGAGGTAACTTATGCCAGTAACTCGTAATTTTAAACAAGCATTTTCTGGAGGAGAAATATCACCAGAAATGTTTGGACGTATTGCTGATAATAAATTCCAACAAGGTGCAGCAACAATGCGTAATTTTATTGCTAAACCCCAAGGACCTGCTCAAAACAGACCCGGCTTTGCATTCGTTAGAGAAGTAAAAAATAGTTCAAAATCTACAAGATTATTGTCTTTTACATTTAATACAACTCAAACTATGATACTTGAGTTTGGTGATCAGTATTTTAGGTTTCATACACAAGGACAAACTTTATTTTATAACAATGGTTCAGCATGGAATAGTAATGGAACTTATTCAGTAGGTGAAATAGTTATACATAACAATATAAATTATTACGCTAAAACTACAAACCAAAACAGCCAACCACCTAATGCTACAAATTGGTATCCAATGCCAACAAATCCCAACATATACGAAATACCACATCCATATTTAGAAGCAGAATTGTTTGATGTTAATTATGTGCAATCTGCTGACGTTATAACATTAGTGCATCCTAACCATGCACCTAGAGAATTAAGAAGACTTAGTGCAACACAATGGGAATTGCGTGTAATTGATTTTAATAGTCCATTAACTGCTCCTACAAACGTAGCAGTATCTATGTATATACCATCATCTACTTCTACAAACACAGATACTTATGTTTCACACGAATATGTTGTTACGGCTGTTAAATCTAATTTAGTAGATGAAAGTAACCAATCAACTGCGGCATCTGTAAATAATAATATTTTTGTTTCTGGAGCAAAAAATACTATTACATGGAACGCAGTTTCTGGTGCTAGTAGATATAGAGTTTACAAACAACAAGGTGGTATATATGGATTTCTTGGTGAAACTACTGCAACAACACTTGTAGATGATAATATTGCTCCTGATTTTTCTAGAACACCACCAATTCATGAAAATGATTTTGTAGGCTCTGGTAATTATCCCGGTGCTGTATCTTATTTTGAACAACGCAGAGTGTTTGCAGGTACAAATAATGCACCACAAAATATATGGATGACTAAATCAGGTACTGAAAGTAATATGTCTTTTGGATTGCCAATACGAGATGATGATCGCATTGAGTTTAGAGTAGCTGCACGTGAAGCTAATACTATTAGACATATTGTTCCATTAACAAACTTACTTATGCTTACTGGATCAGCAGAATGGAGAGTAACTTCTGTTAATAGTGATGCAATAACACCTACATCTATATCAGTAAAACCACAATCTTATGTTGGTGCAAACAATGCACAACCAGTAATAGTTAATAATAGCTTGGTATATGCTGCTGCTCGTGGCGGTCATATAAGAGAACTAGGTTATAACTGGCAAGCAAATGGTTTTATTACAGGTGATTTATCTCTTCGTGCTCCGCATTTATTTGATAATTTCACAATTGTAGATATGGCTTTATCAAAATCACCTATACCTATTGTATGGCAAGTAAGTAGTAGTGGAAAATTATTAGGTCTTACATATGTTCCAGAGCAACAAATAGGAGCATGGCATCAACATGACACAGATGGAACTTTTGAAAGTGTAGCTTGCGTGTCTGAAGGAAACGATGACGTTACATATTGCATTGTAAAAAGATTTATAGATGGTGCTTTTGTTAGATATGTAGAACGCATGGGTACAAGATTATATGCAACTCAACGTGATAACTTTTTTGTAGATGCAGGTGCAACTTACAATGGTACAAATACAAACACAGGTCAAACCGTAACTATATCTGGTGGTACAAATTATACTAAAGGAGAAAGCGTTACAATAACTGCTAACTATAATTTATTTAACGCACCACCTAGTACTGATGATGTAGGTGATGCAATTGTATTGGTTGATGGTGCAAATTATTATCGTTGCAATATTACTGCTACAACAAGTCAAACAGTAGCTACAGTAAAACTTGATCGGGATTTGCCTGTAAATTTACGCAATACAGCAATAACTACATATGAAGTTGCAAGAAATGTAATATCAGGTATTACTTTTTTAGAAGGTAAAAAATTAAACATATTAGCGGACGGTGCTGTACATCCACAAAGAACAGTTGTTAATGGCTCTATTACATTAGAACGTGCGTCTAGTATCGTACATCTTGGATTACCTATAGAAGCTGATTTGCAAACTTTACCAATGGCATTACAAGTAGAAGCATTTGGACAAGGTAGAGTCAAAAATTTAAATCATGTATGGTTACGAGTATTAGAATCTTCTGGTATTTTTGCAGGTCCTAGTGCAGATAAATTAGTAGAAGCAAAACAACGTACAACAGAACCATATGGAACGCCGCCAAATTTAAAAACGCAAGACATAAAGATTATGCTTACACCACAATGGCAAGACAACGGCCAATTGTTTGTACGTCAAACTGACCCATTACCATTAACTATTGTAGGTTTAACACTAGAAGTAGCTATGGGTGGATAGTGTGACCGTAAAAAGATATTATGTAGATATACTAAAAAATAAAGAAGCGTTGAGGTAAGCACAACAATGGCTCAAGTAGGTTGGAGTGGCTTAAGTAATTTAGGTAAAGCAGGGATAATTACACAGGGTTTTGGTGCGGTAAGTGGTGCTGTTGGTTCTTTTTACGCAGCAAGTGCAGAAAAATATAAAACAAAAAGTTTAGCTTTAAGTTTGCAGCATAAAAAAGATATGGCTCTTTTTAATATGCGTCAAAAAGAAAGTCAAGCACAGCATATAAATCGTGCTTATAACAAACGATTTCAAATAATGAGTTTGAAGCAAGGAGCAGCAAAGTCTAAAAACATAGTATCAATAGCTTCTAGAGGTGGTGTAAGAGGTGTTGGTAGTAATTTAAATGCAATGGTTAGTAATGACATATTGGCAGAGATAGATAAATTAACGATGAATTCTAATAAAGTGCGAGCAGTACAAAACAAACGATTAGAAGGTGTAGGTCTTGGAATACAAGGAGATATGTATGGAATGAGTGCAAGTAATATGTTTGCTACAGCGTCTTCTATTAGTCCGTTTATGAATATGAGCAGTAGTTTGTTAACAGGTGCAGGTAATGTTCTTAGCAGCTTACCAGAAGGAATGTTAAGAGCATAATTATGGCAAAAGTTCCTTTTCAAAATTACAAATTAGGAGAACAAGTAGAAACAGGTTCTGAAGTGCAATTTGGTGCTACTAGTGTAGAACCACAAAAAGATGTAGTTTCTGATGACATAAAACGTATGTCACAAGCTCAAATAGCTTTTGGAAAAACGTTAAATCGAATAGATGATCAGCTTAATGATTCTGAAGCTAAACGTTTGTATAACGAAGCTCATTATGAAGTTGAAGCTGTTGTAAACGAATATGGACAATTACAAGGTTACGATGCAGTAAAACCATTAACAACAGAAGGAGAGGGAGAAGATCAGGTATATACCTTAGATGAATATAACAACAATAAATTAAAAAAAGTTCTTGATACTGGTTCAGATAAAGCTAGTAATGGCGTTGTTAAATATATGTATGAACAAATGATGTCATCGTCTATAAAATCTGCACAAAATAAGATGATTAATCATTCCTTAACACAAGGACGTATAGCATTAGAAAACGAAACAAATGCGAGTATTGACATACATAAAACTAAAGCAAAAAATAATTATAAAGATTTTAGAGATCCAGAGGGTGAATTTAATAAAAATCGTATAGCGGCACATAGATTATTAGAACAAAAAGCAGTTTTAAAAGGTTGGAATCTTGACCCTAATGCCGTTGATGCTAACGGTAAAAAAATTGGAATAAGTGAACAATATTTAAAAGAAAAAAGTGAGCTTGATAAGGAAATAGCAAAAGATGTATTAGATAAATTAGATGAAGACAAAGATACAGAAGGCATTAAAGATTTTTTGGCAAGCTTGAAGCCTTTTACATCTGATAAAACTTTTAATGAATTAGCGTCAGACAAAGAACAAAAACACGAGAATTTTAAAGGTGAGAACTGTGTTAATGCCACTCTTGCTAATACTGGTAATCAAAACGATGGTGAATTTTTAAGTCAAATTAATAAAACAATGTGTTTAAAATCAAACCATGCGTATGAAGATGGAAACGGAGGAGTTGTCACAGATGGATTACATTCAAATGAAAACGAAACATCAGGTACAACAACAACAGAAAATATAGAAACATTACAAAAAATAAGAGATACGTCTAAATTTTATTCACCTGAATCTTCACAAGCAGGTACTCTTATACCAGAACATCAAACTACGCACTTGTTTGCAATACAGCATATAGGAGTAGAAAAAGCTGATTCATTGTACACAAAAGCAAAATCAGACATAGAGATTGATAAAGCAAAATACAAAGAAGATCCTGTATATGCTGAAAAAATAAATAAAAAAATTATACAAAGATACAATCAATTAATTGTTCAAGAAGCAGCAAAAAAATATAAATTTGGTGGTGGAGAATATGTAAGCATTATAGAAAACGATTTAGCAATTATAGAAAAAGGTATTGATTACAATTATAAAAATACTAACGAAGAAGTTAAGGTAGATTTTGTTACAGGTTTGCGTCCTATAGAAGATTTAAAACGTGAAATTAAAGAAACTATTACAGATAAAGAAACACAAAAACACGCAATAAAAGATTTAGAAGTTAAATACGAAAAAATCGCAAATCAAAAAACACAAATTTATAATGAAAATTTAAACGCTGCAAAAAAAATAGCATTTGCAGAGCCAAACGGATACAAGAATCTTGCAGCTAATGGAATACAAATAGATAGTTTTAGTCCAAAAGATCAAGAGATTTTAAAAAATGGACAGCCAGTAGATTCTGATCAAGGAACGATAGCTAAATTAAAAGATAATCCAGAAGAAGTCGTTAATAATTTAGAGTCATACAGCCATAAAATTTCTAAATCTGATTATCTAGAATTAGAAAGATACGCTAAAGAATTGCAAGGAGGAGGAGAATCAAAAATTTTTGAAGTAACTACTGATAACAAAATGTTTAAAAGTGTTTTATATAAAAATGGTTTTGGAGATTTAGCTTTTCCAGAAGAAGAATTAAAAGGCGATGATGCAGCTATATATAATGAACTTGAAGATGCATGGAGAGATAGAATAAATTATGCACAAAGGGTAGAAGGCAGAAAATTAACTAGAGCAGAAAAAGAACAATTATTAGTAAATGTATTATTAGACAAAGTAAATGTAGGCAAGAAATATAAAAAACAGGTTACTTTTGCAACTGTTCTTGAGACAGGTGAAAAGGATAAGTTAGATAAAACATCTGTCCTTGTCAAAGTAAAACGTGCTGATGGAACTGAAACAGAAGATCGGATATTTAATTCAGAGATTCCACCAGATATAAATATTGCAATAATGGCTGCGTTGTATAAACGTAAAAAACCTATGAATCAACAACAAATTGCACAACTATGGCAAAACATGGGTAGGCCAGAAACGTTAGAAGAAGCGGATAAATTTATTAAAGCAAGTAAAAACTATGAATTATTAACTATGGAGGAATAATATGAGTTCATCAAATCCTTTTGATAATGTTGGAAACGATCAATTTTTAGGTGAAAGCTACGGATCTAATCAAAATAATTATGTAGATGACAATCCGTTTGATACTTATTTTAAAGTACAAGACAAACAAAAAGAAGAAGTACTAAAACAAGTTCTTAGTCTTGCACAAAAAAAAGATCCAAACAGAATTGGAAAAGCACAGATATTAGCTGAAGAATTAGGCATACCACCTGACATGGCACTAGATAATGAAGGTGTATTAGAAATATTAGAGGAAAGAAAAAAACAACAAGAAATACAAAATCTTAATGCACGAGATTTAGCATTAGTAAATCCATTGTTGGCAAAACAATTGCGTGATCCTAACTTTGCAGCAATAGCATATGACAATATTCCCAGACTACAAAAAACTGAAGGTTTATTTCCCGGTTTTAAAAAGTTAGCACAAAACTATTACGAAGGTGATGCAAGGGGAACTATCGCAAGAGAAATGGGAGACATTGGAGATCGTTTAAAAACAAACGGTGTACCGTTTTTAGATACAAAAAGAGGATTTGAAGAAGGATATGTGCCCACTCAACAAGATTTAGATGACTTAGAAGCATTAAGAGTAATGGAAGAAAGATTAAGAGAATACGACAATAATGGTATTGGTCTTCTTGAAGGTTTCGCATATATGCCGGGTTTATTGCGTGGTGGTCAAATTGAAGCAATCACAGCAGGTTTAGTAACAGCCAAGGGAACAGATGTTGCAACAAAAGCACTTACTTCAACTTTTTTCTCTCAATTATTTGGTAATGATGGCGGTGGCAATTTTATGGGCTACGGAGTTGGTTACGCAATTGGTCAGGTAGTTTCACCATTTATAAGTCTCTTTACTGGTATGAATGCTTATACCAACAAAATGACTTTAGACATGAAACAAATAGCATCTGGTCATCAATATATGGAAGCAAGAAGTAGAGGTATAAGTGTAGAAAGAGCACAAGTATTAGCAGAAATAACTGGATGGAGTGAAGCTGCTATTGAAAGAGTAGGAATAGAATATTTTTCTCGTGTTTTAAAAAAAAGTGCACCGGGTTACTTAAAACTTATTGACCCATTAACTAGTCCATTAATGAAAAAATCTGGATTAGATAAAGCAATAAACAGAGTATTTGCAAAAAATGTTTTAAGTAACGGTGGACGCAAACTTACATATAAAGCAGCATTATTTAGAGGTGCAACACAATATATGTCTAACGTAGGAGTAGAACTTACTACAGAATTATTACAAGAATTAAATGCAATTGCAGGTATAAATTTATTTGCTGAATTTGAAGATGGAGTAACTCCAATTAGTGCAGTAGAAATAGGAGACAGAATTTATAACACAATGGATATGACTTTTAGAAGTATGGTTTTATTTGGTTTATTGCCGTCAATAGGTAGTTTTGCAACTGATTTTACAGCGGCGAGCAAAGCAAAAAAAGATACCGCAATATTATCTAAGTTAAGTCAAATATCTAAAGATGACGTAACAAAAAAAAGAAATAAAACTGCATGGCAAAACTGGGTACAACAATTAGCCGATCAAAATAATGCAGACACAATACATATAAATGCACAGGAATTCAAACAACAATTAGATAACAATGCTATTACAGAACAGCAATTAGAATTGTTTTCACCAGAACTTGCTAATCAATTAAAAAATGCAGAAAAACAAGGTTTATCAGGAACAACTATACAAATAAAAACTGGTGATTATTTAGCAAATATTTCTGGTACAAAATTTGATGAGTCATTAAAACCACATATAAAATTTGGTAGTGACCAAATGAGTTTGACAGAAGCTAATCAATTTTTTAAAGACCAGCCAGAAATATTAAAAGCAATGAAAGAAGAAGTTAGTAAACAAAAAGACCAATTATTACAAGATCAAGAAGAATCAAGACAAATAGAATTACAAATTACAAACCAATTAAAGAATTTAAATATTTACAAACCACATAATGCCCGGTTTTTATCACGACTAATAGGAAATTTTGCAAAAACATATTCTCAATACACAAATCAAACACCTTCACAATTTATAAACGATCATTTTTATAACATTCAATTAGACACTAAAAGTAAAAATTTTGGTCAACAATATTTTAATCAAGACGGAACAATAAAAACAGATTCGCCATTATTTAAAAACTGGTTTCGTAAATCGAAAATGGTTAATAAAGATGGTACACCAATGGTTTTTTACCACGGAACTACAGACAATATAAGACAGTTTGATTTAGAACACCCAAACAGATTAGACACAGGGTATTTAGGCAAAGGCATATACGTTACTCCTAACAAAGGATTGGCAAAGATTTATGCTGACATTAAAAAAAGTAGATTTAGAAAAAAAACAGAAGATAAAAAAATATTAGAATTGTATGTACGTCTAGAAAATCCAAAAACAGTAAATGTAAATAGTGGGATTAAATCACAAAATAAAGATGGTGGTAAAGCAGCGGCAAATGCATACAAAGATAAATTAATTAACGAAGGACATGATGGTGTCATTATGGTTAATAATTCTGGAGAAATAGTAGAGGTAGCTGTTTTTGATGCAAATGCTGTTAAGTCTGTAGACAATAGTGGTAACTGGTCTAACGAAATAAATGACATATATAAACAACAAGTTACAGAATCCTTTGAACAAAAAGCAACACAAAAACAAGGCAAGCCAGTATCAGAAGAAGTATTTCAATTAGCAAGAATTTTAGAAAATTTTGATTTTGCAAAGAGTAAACCTTTTGCAACTAATCGTGATTTTAAATTAGAAATACAAGGTCGTATACAAGCTGCTGCTAAAAAAGCAGGTGTAAATTTAGCAGATTTTAGTGTAGAAACAGAAAAATATCTTGTAAGAACTTTATTGGAAGACGCACGATTTGCTTTGACAGAAAATGCAAATGCTGTTGGTTGGTATGACGAAAAAGTATCTAAAGCAGTACGAATACTTTCTCTTGTATATCCAAAAGTTGCTACTGATAAAAGACATGAATTTGTATTTAAATGGGCATTAGCAGCTACATCTAACGGTATAAAAGTAGATAAAAATTATGAGTATGCAGCAGATGTATATGAAAAATGGTTGAGGTCAGAAGAAGAACTAGGTGAAGGTAAAGGCAGATTGCCAGAAAAAATGTTAAATGCACAAGGCGAAAAGACAGGTGGTACTGCAAGAGCAGCAATGGAAAAATCTTTTAAAATATTAAATTTATTATTTGATAGAAAATCTTTTAAAGAAATAGAAGAATTTATGAGAACTATGCATACTGTAAGAGAAGTGCATGAGTTTGTAGGAACATATAAAAATGGAAGACAAATAAAAGTAGGCGGTGGTTATGGATTAGATGAAATGGTTTATGGTGCTGCAATAATGGGTCCAAAAATTGGTAATGGATTTTTTGCAAATTTAAATGGCAACTATGACCAATTAACTTTAGATAGATGGGCTATGCGTACATGGGGTCGCATGACAGGTACGTTAGTTTTAAACAAACAAAAACAAGCAAAAATAAAAAGAGGGCAAATAAAACAAATAATTAAAGCTTTAACTAAGACACAGAAAAAAGCGTTTGAAACAATTATTGGCAGAAAACTTACAATAGGTGACCTTGATCAATTAGCTATTGATATTGAAAAAGCATCTACTACAGAAGAAAATCGTAAATTAATGGCACAAATAGCTACTTTTAAAGAAGATCCAAAACATAAAGAAATATATGTAGAAATTAATGGTAAGCCAAGAAAAGATGATGCCACAGTTTCTCTTGGTGACTACTTGCGTAAAAGAGGTAATTTATTAGCTAAAGATAATGATGGTCAAAAAGAAGCACCAAGTGGTGCTCCAGAAAGAAGAAATATAGAAAAAGTTTTTGCACAAGTATTAGAAGTTTTGCAAAAAGATTATCCTTCTTTAACAATGGCAGATTTGCAAGCACTTGTTTGGTATCCAGAAAAAAAATTATATGATTCTGCAAAATTAAAAGAAGCAGTAGTAGAAACAAATTACGAAGATAATGAAGCACCTGATTATGCCAATGCTGCTGTTGAATTTGCTGCTAGAATAGGTATACCAGATGAAGACATACAATCTGCAATACAGGAGGTGGATGATGAGTTACAGGCCGTTGAGCAATCAAGAGGAACACAACCTGATGCTGGAGGAAGAGGAGAGGTACGAGGAGATGATGGAACTTTCCAACAACAAGGAAGAATTGACGAAACCACAGGACTCCCTCTCAACCCAGATGGAACTGTCACCGTCTACCACCACACCAGTAGAAGAAACGCAGAACGAATCAGAGCGACAGGTGAACTTAGAAGTGCTGGAGAACCTGATGTCTACGTTACCACCAGAGCTATCACGGATACTGGCTATGGTGATACAGCAGTTCCCATCAGGGTTGACCCAAAAATCCTTGAACCAAATGATGAATTCCCTAACGGACGAAGAGATTTCAACATCAGACTTACAGATGCTGAAGGAAATCTTGTCTACGGAGGATCTATTCGAGTAAACGTTGGAGAGTTTGCACAGCAACAAGATTCTGACGGTGCTAGAGGTCGTTTTCAACCGGATACATTAACAGCATTATTTACTACACAAGCAGATTTCTCAACTTTTGCACATGAGAGTGCTCACTATATGTTAACTGTATTAGAAAATATAGTTACAGGAGAAAATGCCCCATTAGAACTAATAAATGATTTTAATATTTTATTAGATTTTTGGGGTGTAAAAGATTTAGAAACATGGAAATCTTTTGACATTGATCAAAAAAGAAAGTACCACGAATCATTTGCATATAACTTTGAAATTTATCTGTTTGAAGGTAAAGCTCCAAGCACGGCATTACAAGAAATGTTTAGGAAATTTAGTAGATTTATTAAAAGAGTTTATACAGATGTTATTTACAAAGTTAACGCTGCTTATAAACAAGAAACTGGTCAAGACTTGCCTATGCTTACTGACGAAGTAAGAAACGTAATGGACAGAATGTTAGCTGTTGATGAAGACATAGTACAAGCAAATGCAATATATGACATGAAAGGTATGTTCCAAACACAAGAACAAAGTGGGATGAATGATACAGAGTGGGCAGAATATACAGCAGCATTAGAAGAAGCAGAAAACGAATCAATAGAAATAATGACACGGCAAAGCATGAGACAAGTGCGTTGGTTAAATAACAAAAGAGAAAAAGTCAAAAAACAATTTGATAAAAAAGTTCTTAAATTGCGTCAAAAAATAGAACAAGAAGAACTTGAAAAATTAAAACAAGATCCAGTTTATAAAGTCCAATCATTTTTAAAACGTGGTGAAACTTATAATGAAAAAGGTGAATTAGTAAAAACAAAAGGTATTCATAAATTATCTATTAATAGCATCAAAAATTTAATACCATTTTATGACGAAGACGTAGCAAAAGCAGATATAAAAAAACTAGGTACTGGTCAAAATGGCATGGTTAGAAAAAACGGTTTAGACGCAAAAGTTGTAGCAGATATGTTTGGGTTTCCATCAGGAGAATCATTGGTAAATGCATTATTAGAAATAAGACCTATACAAGATGTTGTAAAAGAACGTACAGATCATCGTATGTTAGAAGAACATAGTGATTTAATTGATGACAGACAATTAGAATTACAAGTACAAGAAGCAATACATAACGAAGCAAGAGCAAGATTTATAGCAGTTGAACTAGGATTTTTAACAAAAGCTATGCAACCAGTAAGATATCAAGTTGCTGCTGCAAAACAAGTTGCTCAAGATATATTGGCAGAAATGAAATTATCAGAAATAAGACCGTCAGTATTTACAAGAGCAGAAGCTAATGCGTTAAAAGAAGCTGAAAAAGCAATGAAAAGAAAAGATGCTGATTCTATTAGAGATGTTGTACAAGCAAAACGATCACAACTTTTAAACAATCAACTAGCAAAAGAAGCTATAGAAATACAAAAACAATATAGAAAACAAGTTACAAATAGAGATTCTTTATTTAACAAGTTTTTTGGATCTGATAAAAAATTATTTAAAAAAGGCAAAAGTCAACGAAATTCAGATTTAGTAAGTGCGGGTAGAGCAATATTATCTTCTTATGGTATTGGACCAATAGTAGAAAATCCAATGGTGTATGTAGAAAATATGAAAGAATATGACAAATATATGTATGAAGAACTTAAGCCTATGATTGAGGACACACAAGCAGCCGAAGGTCAGGCAGATATTACAGATTTAACTTATGAAGAATTTTTAAATTTAAATGATTTGATGGAGTCTTTATGGCATCAATCTTTACGTCAAAATCAAATGAGAATACAAGGTGAATTAGTAGATATACAGCCATTAAAAGATACTTTAAATAATCGTATGAAAGTAATGATATCTAGAAGTAAAAGATTAAGTGCTAGAGCAGCAACACCTATTGGAACAACGGAAGCTGTACCAACATCATATGGCGATTTTTTAGGGTTGTTAGGATTTGGAGCAAAACTGAGAAGAATGGAACCGTGGGTTGACATGATGGATGGAGCACAAGGTGTAAATCCGGGATTTCTTTCAGCAGTATTAGAATTAAAAGATGGCAAATTAGGTGATTTTTATAATACGTTATGGTTTCCAATGCGATCAGCATTAGATGAATACAGAGTAGATCAAACTATTTATACAAAAGAATATGCAGAATTAGTTGGTGCTGTTGATTTTGGTAATACAGAAATTATGGCAAATGAATTTGCAATGGTTTCTGAAGAGTCTCAAGCATATAAATTTGGAGCAGAAAGTAATGGCAGAGGAAAAGTTGAATTGCTTGGAGCTATGCTGCATACAGGTAACGACAGCAATAAAAAGAAATTATTACTTGGCAGAAAATGGGGCAAACTTAACGAAGATGGGTCATTAGATTCAACTCATTGGGATGCGTTTGTAGAACGTATGATTAACGAGGGACATTTAACAAAACAAGATTTTATATTTTTACAGTCAGTATGGGATTTAAATAAAAAGATGTTACCTCTTTTGCAAAAAGCACATAAAGAAACTGAAGGATATTATTTTAAAATAGTTAAACCAACGCCAATTGTGAATAGATTTGGCGAATTTGAAGGAGGTTATGTACCTGCTAAAGGTGATCCAAATATGACAGATGTAAATATTAAAGATGAAATAAGTACCGCAAAAATGGAGTTTAAAAATTCATTACCAAAAGTTGAAAACGGTATGACAAAAAAACGTAATGAGCAGTTTGCACAACCACTATCATTGCATTTAGGCTATATGACAAAACATATAGATGACACACTACGTTATGCCCATATACAACCAGTAATCAAAGATTTATTAAAAATAATAGACGATAAAGAATTTACAAAGTTATTAAAAATTATAGATCCAACTATTAAAGATGAAATGATAATGCCTTGGTTAAAATCAGCAGCTAGTCAAAAAACATATTCACCTAGTGTGCTTGGTCCAAAAGCTGACGCACTTATACAAATTGGTAAACGTAGAACTGGTATGGGAATAATGTTTGGAAATTTAACAAACGCATTTACACAACTTACAGGTTTATTCCCTGCACTTATAAAAGTAAAACCTAGACATTTAATAGAAGGCATAATTGAATACATGAAAGATAGAGAAGGCACAATGCAAAAAATTGCCGCAGCATCACCTTTCATGGCAGATAGACAACAGAATTTAATATTTGATATTCAAGGCAGGTTAAACGATTTAATTATAAATCCGGATAATTTTCAAAAAATGCAAGAGTGGAGTAAAGCTCATGGTTATTTTTTACAACAAACATTTCAAGGTATAACTGACGCTATTGTCTGGATTGGAACTGTTAACCAAGTAACTGAAAGAATGCCTGTAACTATGAGCAATGAAGAGGTAATGGCTGAAGCTATTAAACAAGCAGATGCAAATGTTCGTATGACACAAGATAGTTTATTGCCAGAAGACAGAGCAGCATTTCAAAACATGGACCCCATAATTCAATCATTAACACAATTTACTGGTTACTTTAATATGATTGCAAATTTAGATTTTACGCAATATCAAAAGTTAGTTAAAGATGAAATAGGTTATAAAAATAAAGGTATAGGAACAGAGCAAGGATTTTATTTATATCTGTACACTATTCTTATGCCAGCAATAATCTCAGGTCTTATTATGCGTGGTTTAGGTGGCAGATTAGGAGAAGACAAAGATGATGATGGCTATATACATGATGATGTAGCTAAAGCATTTTTAGGAGATATTATGGGTTACAAGGCAGGTTTAATACCTGTAGTAGGACAACTTGCACTTATCCCAATAAATGCTCAAAATGATCTGCCTTGGGATGACGATATAGTTTCTAGCCCAAGTATTGAAGCATTGCAAGATTCGGCTCGTGTAATACTAGATCTTCCCATAACAATATTCCAAGAAGGTTTAGAAGGTACAACAGGAAAACAAATAAGAGATGTTTCTACCTTGGTTACATTAAGAACTGGCATTCCATTTACACCATTAGGTAGAACATTTGGTTATTTACGAGATGTACAACGTGGCTATGCTAAACCTAAAGGACCAGTTGATTTTATAAGAGGTGTTGTTACAGGTAAAACAGGTACAAGATAATAAAAGTGTGACCGTAATCTATAAAGTTATTGATAACCTTAATAAGATAGTGAAAATGTCTAGTTAATGACGATAAATTCGACTACACGAAAGACTAGTAATTTGGCCGGAAATGGCAATACTCATACATATCCGTTTGCCTTTAAAGTTTTTACAGACGCAGATGTAGTTGTAAAAAAATTAGAAGTTAGTACAAGTATAGAAACTACCTTAACTCTAGGTGCTAACAATGATTATATAGTTACTTTAAATTCAGATCAAAATGGTAATCCCGGTGGAAGCATAACCTTAAAATCAGGTGGTAACAATTTTAATTTACCTTCTGGTTTTCAACTTGTTATTACATCTGCTGTAGAACCATTACAAGGAACAGATCTTACTAACCAAGGTGGATTTTACCCAGAGGTTATTAATGACGCTTTAGATCAAGCAGTTATATTGCACCAACAACAGCAAGATGAATTAGATAGATCAATTAAATTTTCATTAACTAATACTATTGGTAGTTTAGAAATTACAGAAAACGCTAACGCTCGTAAAAACAGAGTATTAGGTTTTGACAATTTAGGTGAGTTTGAAGTATTAAAAGAACTAGGAACATATCGTGGTAATTGGGCTGCTGGTACTTCTTATGCAGTAAGAGATCTTGTTAAAGATACATCTACAAATAATATTTTCTTTTGTAATACAGCACATACTTCACAAGGTGCACAGCCATTAACAACTAATACTAACTCTGCAAATTGGGATTTAATAGTAGACGCAGCATCATCTACTACTGCACAAAATAATGCAGCGGCATCCGCTACTGCATCCGCAAATTCTGCCACTGCCGCAGCTTCATCTCAAACGGCAGCAGCAAATAGTGCGACGGCCGCAGCAACGTCTGAAACAAATGCAAGTAATTCTGCAACTACTGCATCTACAAAAGCGACACAAGCAGACGCATCTAAAACAGCCGCCCAAACTGCGCAAGCCGCAGCGGAACTTGCACTTGATACTTTTGATGACAGATATTTAGGAGCAAAACAAAGCGACCCGGCTACGGATAATGACGGTAATGCACTTATAGATGGAGCGTTATATTACAACACAACATCTAACATAACTAAAGTTTATGATTTAGGTACAACATCTTGGTTAGTTGTAAATATAACTGGTACTGATCTAACAAATACAAATACAGTTGCTGGTGCGATTAGTAACGTTAATACAGTAAGCAGCAACATTTCTAATGTAAATGCAGTTGCTAGTAATTCTAGTAATATTAACGCTGTAGCTGGAAATAACAGCAATATTAATACAGTTGCAGCAGCTAATACAAATGTTAATTCTGTAGCTGGCAGTATTGCAAACGTAAATACTGTGGCAAGCAATATATCCAACGTCAATACAGTAGCAGCGGATATCGCTAAAGTAGTTACTGTCGCTAATGATTTAAATGAAACTGTTTCAGAAATAGAAACAGCAGCAGCAGATTTACAAGAAACAACTTCAGAAATAGATACTGTTGCTAATGCAATTACTAATGTAAACCTAGTAGGAAATAATATAAGTAATATCAATGCAATAGGTACTATTCTTGCAGGTCAAACTACATATGCAGTAACTGTTGCTAATGGTGTTTTCTATATTGATGGTGCTGCTAATCCAACTCTAAGTATTATTAGAGGGTTTACATATATATTTGACCAATCAAACAATTCAAATGCTGGACATCCATTAGCTTTTAAAGATGGAAGTGGCAATGCTTATACAACTGGAGTAACTGTTAACGGTACGGCAGGTCAATCAAATGCAAATGTAACTTTTGTTGTACCTTCAAATGCCCCTGCATCAATGCGTTATTACTGTACACAACATGGTAATGGTATGGGTAATACTATTACAGTTGGTGATGACAATATTGGTGTTGTAGCAGGTGATATAAATAACGTTAATACTGTTGCAGGTTCAATCTCTAACGTAAATAATGTTGGTGGTAGTATTGCAAATGTTAACTCTGTTGCTAGTAATTTAAGTGGTGTTAATGCATTTGCTGAAAGATATAGAACAGATAATAGTGGTAATAATCCATCAACTAATAATGATGGTGGTGATTTATTTTTTAACCAAGCAAGCGGTAAATTACTTGTTTATAACGCTAACACTTCTGCATGGGAAGAAACACAATCTGTTGGTAACTTTTTTATAAATACTATTAGCAGTTTTAGTGGCACTGGTGGTAATAGTGCAACGTTTAATGGATCTGCATACAAATTTACATTAAGCAATGCAGGTCAGTTTGCTCAACAAATGTTGGTAAGTGTTGCTGGTGTAGTACAAAAACCAAATACAGGCACAGGACAACCTAGTGAAGGGTTTGCTTTAGATGGTGCAAACATTGTTTTTGCTGCTCCACCTCCAGCCGGGGCTGATTATTTTATAGTTACTATTGGTGCGTCTGTAAGTATTGGTACGCCTAGCGATGGCACTATTACAGAAGCCAAATTAAATGCTAGTAACAATCCTGTTAATGGATATTTTTTACAAGCACAATCTGGTGCAGCAGGTGGTTTAACTTGGGCTGCTGTAGATCTTACTAATCTAAGTGCAAGCAATTTAACTTCTGGTACTTTACCTAATGCTAGATTCCCTGCAACATTGCCAGCAGTTAGTGGAGCAAATCTAACTAATTTACCAGCAGGTAATTTAACAGGCACAGTAGCAGATGCTCGTATCACAAGTTTAACAGCATCAAAATTAACAGGTGCTTTGCCCGCCATAGACGGATCAAATCTTACAGGTATAAGCACAGATCTAGTCGGTGACAGTTCACCACAGCTAGGCGGGACACTTGATTGTAATGGTCAAAGTGTTCAATTTAAGAGTGGTGGAGGTAATGTACAAATAGAATATGACGTTGCCGCTGACTCTTTTGACTTTGTTGATAATGCAAAATCTAGATATGGTACAGGTAATGATTTACAAATCTATCATAATGGTACAGACAGTTACCTAACAAATGGTAATAGCGGTGGACATTTAAGAATTACTAATGTCAATTCTAATAAAGCAATAGTATTTGCTACGAGTGATGCAAGTAGATTTCAAATTAGTGATGGCGGTCATTTAATTCCATCAGCCAACAATTCCTACGATTTAGGAGATACAAATTATCGTTGGAGAAATGTTTACACTAATGACCTTAACTTATCTAACGAAGGTTCTTCTAATGACGTTGACGGAACTTGGGGAAGTTATACTATACAAGAAGGAGCAGAAGATCTTTTCTTGGTGAACAAACGCAATGGTAAAAAATATAAATTTAATTTAACGGAGGTAACATAATGGCTATTGTTTTTCCAGAAGGTACACAAAATTACAGAAATAGAATTTTGCAAACACAATTTAATTTTGCTAATAATAATGTTTATAATAACAGCAATACTTTTGCAGAAAGCCAATGCAATGTAGCTATAACTCCTTTAGAATCAAATAGTACAATTATTATTGAAGTTAATTGTATGCAATGGATAAGTGGTAATGTTTACCATAAACAACAATTAAGATGTACAGGTGGTACTACAAATAACGACATAGGTACATACGCTGATGTTTATGGTAGTGGTGTTTCGTACGCTGGCTATTGGCTATACACACATACTTCACACAATACTACTTCAGCCCTTACTTATAAAATTTGGTTTACAAGAGGTTATTTTCCTAATAATAGTAATGGTGGTAACTTATCTTGGTTTATGAAAGCAACGGAGTATGCAGCATGATTACTAAACATCAAATTATTTGTGATCTATATAAAGACAAAGGTGTCGAAGTTGTTTACGGAAATGAAGATGGCTCATTTACTGCAACTAAAATTGATGGCACAGTTGTAGCTATAGATCAAAGTGCAGTAGATACAGAATTTGCTAAACAAGAATATAAAAATAACAGGCAAATGGAGTATCCAGATTGGGGTACACAGTTAGACTATATTTACCATAACGGAATTGACAAATGGAAGGCAGATATAGTCGATCCTGTCAAAGCCAAATACCCAAAACCTAACTAATTATGGGATTAACAAAAATTTCTACTGATGGTGTAAAAGATCAAAATGTTGATCTTACTAAATTGCCACATGGCGATAGTAATAATGATGGTAAATTTTTACGAGCTAATAACGGTGCAGACCCTACATATGAAACTGTTAATACTGATTTAAGTGCTGACAGTTCACCTCAATTAGGTGCTGATCTAGATACGAATGGTAATGATATTGATTTTGCTGATGGCGATAAAGCAACTTTTGGTGCTAGTCAAGATTTAGTTGTACGTCACAGTAATAGTGACAACAATTCTTATGTAGAAGAATCAGGTGGTGGTAGTTTAGTTGTTAAGTCAGATGATTTTTATTTACAAAATGCTGGTGCTAACCATACACAAATAAAATCTGATTCAGATGCTGAAGTAGAACTTTCACATAATGGTACACCAAAATTCCAAACTACACAGGACGGAGCAAAAATTTTAGGTACTGGTAATCTTATATTACCTGCTGGAGATACAAGTCAAAGAGGTACAGGTCAAGCTGGTTCTATTAGATATAACACCCAGACATCTATGTTAGAAATACATAATGGAACTACATGGGTAGGAGTTGGCAAAAGTACACCACAAATTGTAAGCGTAACTAATCAAACTACTAATGGTGCTGCTGGTACTACTATGGTTATTAAAGGCGAAGGTTTTGTTAGTGGTTGTACTGTTCACTATGTTGGAAATGATGGCACTAATATTGCAGCAGGTTCAGTAACGTTTAATAGTTCTACGCAACTTACTATTGTGAGTCCAGCATTGACTGTAGCTAAAGCACCTTACGCTATAAAAGTAACTAACCCAGATGGTGGGTTAATAATAGCAGCACCAGAAGTAGAAGTTACTGCGGGTAGTGCACCAAACTGGACAACAGCCCAAGGTCAATTAGGTGGTGGTAGTATACAAAAAAATGCTGCTGTAAATATAACTGTTGCAGCGTCAGACGCAGATGGACAAGCTATTACATACTCTGAGACAACAAGTGTTTTAACATCTAATAGCAATACACCTGCTGCTACTATGAACTTATCGTTAAACAGTTCGACAGGTGTAATTTCTGGTACATCTCCTAACGTATCCGCAGACACAACATATAACTTTACACTTAGAGCAACTGATACTGCTACTAACTTTTCAGACAGAAACTTTTATATTATTGTACAAGCTGCACCACCTCCTAGCTATTGGTTTAGAGGAACATCACAAGGTGGTAATGGTTTAGCAAGTGGCGTAACTTGGAGTCATACAGGTTATTATCCTAATGCTACTGGTGGATCTAACGCTAACGCAGATAGATTGTATAACTATGGTCAAGGTAATAGCGGTACATACGCTGGCTTTAGACAAACTGGATATACAAATGGTATTACAATACCTGTAGGACACGACAGATGTGATATTTATATAAGTGCTATTGCTAGATATAACTATTCAAATGGTAACCAATGGACTTCAACACAACCAAGTGGTAACAGCACAGGTACTGGTGCGTTTGGTAATTTAATGAGCAACCCTAGTACAGGACTGCATACTTATACCATACCTTCACAAGATCAAGGTCAAGTAAGGTATTTTATAATGTCGGGATACGCTGGGCAGTATGGTAGCTGGTCACAAGAAGTTACTTTAGTTAAAACATATAATCAAAACAATCCATAATTACTTTACCTGTTCTCGCAATTGCCTTGTCATTATACCCATAGTGACGTAAAGAGGACTGATTGCTACTATAAGAAGCAGAACGACTATGCTCATTACTGAGCAAGCTCGTATTATTGACTCTTTAATCATGAGAAAAATTCTTGATGCTTTAACAATCTTAACCACGATCCTAACTTTGGGCATTGTTGGTACAGGATTTTATACATACAAATTTGTAAGCAGCGAACAATTCAAAGCTAAGATTATGAACTCTATACTTGGCGAGGTAAAGGGGCTATTACCTAACGTCATGGATAACGCATTACCAAAAACAACTGGCATATCTATACCAACACTTCCAAAAAAATAATTGGAAATACCTGAGATACATATACCTGATGTTCATATCCCATACACTTATGTGCCTGACTATGGGCATTCAAATGTACAAATTATAGGTTGCACTTACTACCACAGAGATACAAAAAATACAGGCAATAGAAATTTAATAATAGAAGATCCAAATGGGGTTGTGACAAATTGTCCGTACCCTAGTTTTAACCCATTGAACTATGTACCAGATCAATTAACAATTACAGAAGAGATGCCTAATCTTGCTAACGATAGTGAGATGCCAACTAGTGAGCCACCTAAAACTGAGACAACAAACAATGAAAAAAAAGAAGAAGAATACAAACCTTGCCCTCCAAAGAACGCACCATTTAGGGAAGGAGATTACAGAAATGATAAAAAAATTGAAAGATTGGTAAAATATGAAAGAAGTATAGATGGCTCTTGTGACCCGATCTGGGAAGACGTACCATTCAGAGAAAGTCTTATTGGTACTCCTGAAGTTCTCGTTTCTACTACTGTTATCGGTCTGGTTGCCGGTGGCTCTGCGGCTCTTGTACCCTTGATACAGGGGGCGGCGAAGTCAACTATAAAACAATTAGGTAAACGTCTAAGTAAATCTAAGGTTTCAAAGAATGAGAGTGAGGTATCACCTGACCGGGAGGAACAGTAACTGCAATCCCCTCGCATATTGTTGCAAACTTACCTGTAAATTGAACACCAAGTTTAGCTTGTTCACCACATACTTTTAGCCGAAACAGAGCGACCTCTAGTTCAGTTTTCTTATACAATAATTCTTGGTTTTTTATATTTATTTCTGTTGCCTGATGACATAGTGCAGGTGATTTGCCTAATGGAATAGTAAACTGTGCTGATATACCGTAGTTTAAATTGTAGTTATCCTTCTCAAACCTTGGTGTACGCTGATAATATTTGATCTCACCAGTGTCTTCGTTGTAAATTGGTTGTACAGTTTCTGTTGATATAGGTCGGTTAAATGACCATGAGTCAGTAAGAAAAGGTGTAATGGTAAGGCTAGGTGAACTACAAACTATACCCTGTGACATTCTAAATTGAGGGGTTGATTGTGGGGCAATCATGGTGGCATTGTTATTTACCGTTCCCTGTGCGTTACTAGATGGGCTTGCTACAGTTGTATTAGCAAATACCTTAGTTGGACATAGACAAAGTAAAACTACTGCCCAAACGTGGTTTCTACGGTGGTTGTTGTAGTGGTGTTTATTACTCTGTTGATTGTGGTAATTGTGTCTAAACCGGGAGAAATTATTGATTCGACCAAGCTGAAAGGCTGACCTTCGTTTACTATTTTCCATCTAGGCACACCTTCCAACGTAGGACTTGTATATGAAAACTTAATGCCATTAACTGTTTGTTCAGCATCTGCTGTAGGGATTGAATTAATATAGCCATTAACATCTGCACTTTCTATGTTCGTGCCTGAGACACTTAAAGAATACCCTGTCCGAAACTGATGAGATACCACGGATTCCGTTATAACACTTTGAGTCTGGGAATTTGTGCTTGAACTTCCTGTACGGAAGGTAGGTATTACTGGATTTGCAAGGGTTTTGACAGGAAATAATATTATGAATAGCAGCCAAAATTTAGTCAATGGTTATTGTTACTGTTGTCGATCCTATGCAACTAGAACCAGATCCAAATGCACCTGAACAGGTATGCACCCCACTACTCAAACTCGTCATCACCCCACTTCCCAAAGTACCCCCAGATCCTATAGTTGTCTGTCCACCAAGATGTGGTAATGCTGCTATGCCTGACGATGGCGTGATCGCACTTGGAGTTGCGTCACCCATAGTAACTGATTCAGTAAGAGAAAAAGCTGATCCCGCTGTTGTTACCGCTTTGTCTGTTTGAATCATGGCAGGTACACCTGCGGTCAAGCTGCCTATATTTAAACCACCTATGGCATTAGATGTTGTAGATCCCCCACTAGTTACAGATGGAGTTATATTTGTACCTGATATTGAATATGTCGTGCCTAATTTATTGGTAACAGAGTACGGCATATCTACCGAGATCTGAGCAGATGTCGTGAACTTCTGGGTAATGTCTGCTAATGCTACAGAAGGACTAAACAGTAAAAGTAGTGCTAGTAGTTTTTTCATTTTTTTTGTTTAGGATCAACAATTTCTGCACCAATAATTTTAATTGGCGTTTCAATTCTAACTGTTTGATAGCTGCCAGATTGTGATGCTAGTAACTCTTCTACTTCTTTTTTGTTTAATGGTTTGTCTTCTGGTTTAAATGTACCGTCACCTCTTTTCTTAGCACCTTCCAAACCAAAACTTGCTAATGCACCTGTCAGCAAACTTGCAGGGAAAGTTATATCTTTGGGTTCGTTGCTGTATCCGGGTAGCGATATGTAGTTAAGGGATACTATAAAACCACTCCATGCAACAACTACAAGTCGGACAACAACAGATATAAAAGTTAGTTGTTCTTCTTTGTCAGTAATATTTTCTTTGAGTTTTTGTAGAACTCCTTTCTTTTCCTCTGTCATAATAAGGATTTATTAGTCATACTATACATAATTACCTATTTACGCAAATGCCAGATGTATATGCAGCACTTATAGGAGCATCTGTTACTGCACTTGTTATGGTGTTATCTAATATAAGTAGTCGTAGAGAACGAGACATACGAGACATATACTTTAGACTAAACAAGTTATCAGAAGCGGTTAGCAAAATAGAAGGCAAGATCCAATAACGTGTGCTATGTTTGGAAAAACAAACAAACTATGTACAAAATACTAAAACCTATATTATTACGCTTCCTTTCTACGACAGGATGCAAGAGGTTAATTGTAGATTTATTACGGACAATTTGTAAGCAGACCTCGAACACATTAGATGACCGTGCAGTAGATCTGCTTGAGCAACAGTTGTTTCCTAAATTAAACTAATGACTAAAGAAAAATTTCTCAACATTGAAATTGAAGAGCCACCTGTAGAGTTGCAGTTATCGGTTGAAATGCGAATAAGAGAAATTTTAAAAAGTGATGATGTAGTTGGAATAAAAAAATATTGCACACACTTAATAAGACATCAGATGAAACAAGATGTATTTTTAGCAAGTCTATTAGGTAGAGTTATTGAATTAGAAGCAGCACTTGATAAAAAATACAGGGCAGATGAATTTACTACTATGGACAGAATAAGAAAATTCTTTCATAATTAAAATAAAAGGAGTTTTATTATGCCAAAAGGAAAAGGTACTTACGGAACTAAAGTTGGTAGACCACCAAAGAAAAAGTAAGCGTGGTCTACTAGGCTCTAGTCTCTTCCCCAAAATCTAGAGTCGATACCTCAGAGTGTTCTTCTGGTCTGCTCACTCTGGGGTATTTTATTTAAAAAGGTATATCGTTATCGTTTCCTTTATACGATGGAGGTATGTCTTTGCGGTTAGCTTGGTAGTCATTATCTACATCAAACATATTTACCATTATTGATCCAGAATTTTCTTTGCCACTAAAGTCAGGTATCCCTGCAAAGTTTATCCATTTATCTAACAGCATAAATTGTTTGCCTTGGTCATTCTCCATAATGACTCCAATGTTAACCCAATTTGCCTTGGGATTACCATCCCTATCTTTGTACTCTCGTGTCTTGACGGATAGGTTCTTGATCTTTCGTGCCATAAGGAATTTCCTGTAGTATGCGTATGCGGACAAAACCACCAAGGTAGTCTTGATCCATTGTTGATATAACAGTATTAAAACGTTTATCGTTTATGCGTAGTGCATCTGCGAGTCCGTCAATACCTGCCTTCATTCTAGCAACTAAATTGTCTCGGTCATAACTTCGTCTGTCTGGTGGTATAAACGTCATTTCTAATACTAATTTTTCTGGCAAAGAATCATATTTATATTTTTTTAGTTGTAATTTTGTAGCAGTATGACAGTTTTGTCTGTATTGTTTCTTCGCTCTAGCTACTTGTGCCCAGTGCTTTCTTGCGTTTGGGGAGAGATCTGTTGGCGGCCAACCCAATACTATCTCAATCATTTTCTAACCTCTTTATTTCTGCCTTAATACGGTCATGGTTAACCTGCCAAAACCTACTATCTAAATCTTCAAACCACCATTGCCTATCTAATTCTGCAAGTTGGCATTTGTACCTTGCAATTTTTAAAATAGTTTCTTCCTTCATAGTTACTTGCTCCATAGTTTAATTAATAATTCTAGTTCTTTGATGCGTGTTTTAGCTGCTGCAATCTTTTGTTCAGTTGTCATTAAAATAGTACTCCTTGTGTAGTTGGTTCATATGACGCATCATATCTTTTGTTTTTACCTTTTGGATAAGGTTGAATTTTTAAGTTCAAATCTTTATGTATTTTATTCTTGTCCTTACCTTTTATAAATAAATAACGATGTTTTGGGCGTGGTTCATACCTTTCTTGTAAATGCAATTGCCTAATAACATCTTGCCTGTCTGGATACCATTCAAAATTAGTCATAAGATTATCTAATGAGTCATCAAAATTTAGTATTTTTTTTAATTTTATCCAATCGTCAACTGTTGGAAAACTAAAACCTTTGTCTAATCGAAACCAATGTGCAGCGGTATCTTTATATCCAAAGATTTTATCTAATTGATTAGCTGTAAACTCACCTTTATTTTTTCTAAGAAAATTAGCTATTAAGACCCTATCTATATTCAGTTCATTTATTCTTCGTTTTCTATGCTTAATGTCTTTTCTACCTTTTAATCTGTCTAACACATGAGCTAAGTTTCTAAAATGAAATTCGTTTCCTTCTTTATCTATTAATTTTTTTTGATTAGCTGTTGTGCCTGTATATAAAAAATTACAAGCTTGATATATGTAACCGTGATGGTTCATGTTAGTGTCACTAAAACTAATAATAATGTCAAAATTTTTTAATGATTTTATTGTTTTACTTACAAAAAAAGATAAACAATTTCTTGGTAATCCTTCACTAACACAAAGTCTATTAAGCTCTATGACTTTATCCTTATATTTTCTCCCTGCTATACTTTCACACAGAGTTGGACTAGCTGGCATTCCATAAGTGCAAACTCCTTGTAATGCATGATCTTTATATAAACCAAACGCAATGGTAATTGATGGTATTCTTTTTGCGTAATGCTTTTTTAAAAACCAATCACGGCATTCAATAGTCATAATTTGTTTAACCATATAAGTACTAGGTATTGTCATTATTTCTCCTGTAACTATCCCAATTAAATCCAATCAATGCCCCTCCGTTTTCACGCAACCTATCGGTTACACGTTCACCAAGGTAATCCGACAATTGGTCACTAGGAATATTTGATAACAAAATAGATGGTTTAAGTTTTTCATATCTCTCATTTAATACATCAAACAATATTTGTTTTTCAAACTCTGATCCAAATTGTACGCCCACCTCATCCAGTATTAATAAATCAGGCGATGCAAAGGCATTGATCACATCGCTTTCCGTTTCTTCTTTTGTTCTCCAACTGTCCTTAACTCTTCTTATAAGACGCTGTACGGTGACAAATACTGGTGACCGTTGTTGTTGCATAATGCTCAACGCAATGCCTACTGCCAAATGGGTTTTGCCTGTACCCACTTTGCCAACAAAGATTGCAGAACGTCCTGTTTTTATTACTTGGTCAAAGTCTTCTGCATACTCTTTAGCAAAAGCTAATGCCTTCTGTTGACCACTTGTCTTTGCTACATAGCTATCCAATGTCCGATCCTTAAATCGTTCTGGAATAGCTGCACTGCCTATCTTCGCTGCCCATATACGTTGCTCACGCTCTTGTTCACGAAGTTTGTCAGCTTTGATTTGCTCTAAGGCTTCCTTTTGCTTACGTTCCATCATGCATTTAGGACACTCTGTCCAATGCTCGCCAATAAAGTTTGTTGAAGTATACGCAACATTGTGTATAGAACAAGTGCGTTCTTCTGTCGGCCTGTCTTTGTTAATTAGATCTTCTAACATTCTCCTCCTGTCTCCCAAGTTTCAATTTGTTTTTGAATTGTTTCTAAGCTTAGAATCCACGCTTTTCTATCTATTATTTGGCTAGTACGAAATTGATTTAATAAATAATCAACACTTTTTTTAACTTGAAGCATTGCTTCGTATTCTTTTAGTGTTTGGAAAATCATATCTTTTGTACTCCCTCACCGTAGTTAGTAGTAGCAAAAGATTTTTGTTCTTTTTCAATCCAATCAGATTTAAAACTTTGCCATCCCCTTGCTTGCACCATAACCAATGCATCCTCCAAGCTAATAGAAGTTTTACTAACTTCTTTTTTTATACCTTTTAAGGCAGTTTCTGTTAATGGTTTTTTTAAATTTTTTCTGTGAATAAGAAAATCCTCCCATGTTTTTTTAGTTACATTGTTTGGACGCTTTAGCGTATCCTTAATTGGTTTATGGTTATTGGTTATTGGTTTATGGTTATTGGTTGGCAGTTGTCCACCGCTAGTGGACTTGCGGTTCACTAACGCTGCACTCTTACCACCCCTAGAAGAAGCTGCCAATTTGTTTTTATATTTCTGTATTTCTTCATCTGCTCTTGCAAGTGTCCATCCCTTACCAACATCATGTGTAAAATATTTATTCAACACATAGGTAACTTCGGGTATGTTGTCAGGCATTCTAATTTCACGAGCCACTTCTCCTATATCTTCCAGCAATGGTTTCTCATGCAGGTAATAGATCATCATGCATCTGATGTATGCAATGTCCTCAATTGGCGTGAGGTGTGCAGTGTGGCTCATGTAATCACTAATGTGAAAAGAGAAGTAATGCATTACTCCTCCTTGCGGTAGTTATTAATTACGTTATCTGCTGCCTGATCTACTTCTTCGTTAGCCATACCCATAGCTTCTTTTAATCTAGACAGTGGTTTATCTTGTTTATCAGGATTAGGAGTAACGTTTACTGGCTCTTTAAAATTAGTTTCTTCATCTATTCTTACAACAGAGTTAATTGCATCGTTCTTTGGTAGTCGTTTTGCAATACGATGAATAACAGTTTTTTTAGCCATCTGGTCAAACCATTTTGCCCAAGGACTATGAGGTGATGAACTAGCTTTTGATACCTGACGGCATTTTTCTATTTCTGCCATGTTCATAATCTCTATGTATTGACCATCGTTACTTGTTACAGCAATCGCATAAACACATACAGGTTGACCCTTATCACCAGTAATTAATGGCTTATGAGTTATATGTTGTTTAGTGCCTAACTCATAATCAAATAAATCATTTTCGTATACAACTTCAGCACATAAAGTTTTTATTAATCCACTGTTATGTAATACCTTAATGATTCCTTCGACCATAGGAATGTATTGAACTGAGTTGCCATACTGAACTGCTGCTGCTTCTTTGCCATCTAGATATAAACCATCTTGTGCAGCTTTCATGAAGGTTTGCATCAAACTAGTTTTATCTGCTTGTAGCAATCTTGGATTTTTATTTAGCGTTAACTTGGCTACACTAATAAATTTGTTTACATCCATTTGCTTTGGCAAAGCTTCTGTAAATTTGTCCGCCATTTTTTCAAGTGTTCCCTGCATGGCTACAAGTGGTGTGATTGATGAGGTCATTAGTTAAACTCCTTTTGGTTGATTAAATTTAAATTGGCGAAAGCCTTTGCGTGGGTTGATGTATGTACCAACCAT